CGCCTGCCTGTACCTCGAATACTCCAGGCGGAAGCGGTGGCAGACCGCTGCTTACTGAGTTGCCGGTACGTACCTGAGCCATTTACCCTGCCTTAGAACCATCGTGCCGATGTTAGTGGTCTTGGTATCTTCACCTTGGACCGGAGGAAGCGAAGTAGTTAGGACACCGCTAGAGGGATCAGCCGCTGGCGCAGCGGCGGGAGCAGCCTGCGGAGAGGGCGCAGTTCCAGACGCACTACCCTTCATCTCCTGTTGCTCCCGCAACAGCCTTTGCGTCTCCACCGCAATCCTTTGTTGCACGGTCGCCGGAGGCCCCATCGTTTTAGTGCGGTTGGGATTATTCGGATTGTTTAAAATCGCATCCTCTGCCGCGACATTCTGGCGAGCCTGTTTCTGTATCTCTCCAAAGTCAACCGCCTTTTCCTTGGCGATTCTTGCGCCTTCCAGATTCACCCGCGCCCGCTCTAAGTCAACCCTCGCCCGGTCGGTCTCTTCCAATGACCTGTGATGACGGACGTTTTCGTCGTAGTTCTTCTGGGCATTGATGGCATTCCTCTCAGCAAGGGAATACTGGAGGTCCAGATTCCTGGACTGATTCTCATACATGAGCGCTTGCGCGGCGGCTTGCTTCTGCTCCAGATTGAGCTTGGCGTTCTTGTAGATTTCATCGACCTGATTCTTGGTCCGCTCGTCGTTGGCCTTGATCTTGTCAAGCTCGTCTTGACGCACCTCGTGCTCGGTCTGCTTGCCGTAACGAGCCGCCTGCGCTTTGTTCTGTTCTGCTCTCGACTTACTCTCGGCGATGTCCTGCGCCTGCTTCTCTTCCTTCATCCTTTGCTCACGCGCAGCCTGCTCTCTGGCATACTGCATTTGCCGCTGCTGGGCAAGAGTGTTATACCCGGCAGTTACTGCGTTAACGGCGTTACCAATGCCGCTCTCGCCGGGGTATCTGGCGCGAGTCATCTGCTGCCCTGCCGCCAGCGCAATACCGGCTAAGCTTGGGTCAGTCAACCTATCCCAGATACCGCCCTTCTTTTGAGGCATTGATGCGGGAGATTGACCACCGCCTTGCGGAGCGTTTGGATTATACGGCTGAGGCTCCATCTTACGAATCAGCCTGCCCTCTTTATCAAGGACATACGTAGTCCCGTCCTTGTTGACCACCTTGCCGCCGGGCGGAGTAAGATCGGGGGCATAAATCTCTTGAGCGTCTGCCGGCACTGTGCCCAATGGAGAAGCGGACGGTGCCGCGCTTGGAGCAGCAGCCTGAGGCGTAGGAGTCAGCTCGGGTTGACGAGGAATATTAGAGAGTTCATCGCCCAACGATCTTGGAGGCGGAGCAGCCCCCGGAGCAGTCGGAGCAGGACCGCCCACCGGCTGCGGCATCGTTTGCGGCATCCCCGGAGTGGGCATGCTGGGCCTGCCGAGCACCTCGCCACGTTGAGCCGTACTGCCAGGGCGAATGAAGGGAGGCGTGCGGATCGTGCGGTTCTGCATGCCGCCGAAATACTGGCCGAGCGCGGCGATGATATTGGGGTTGATGGGCGGCATGATGGCTGGCATTTACTTAACTCCTGCGAGCAACTGACCGATCGAGGGAATGGGGTTGCCGCGGCCTTGCGGCTTGAAGACGGGGGCGACGGGGATGTGCGGGCCGAGGTGGGCGTAGGGCGCGGGCGTGGTGGTGGTGCCGCCCTGCGCGGCGAGGAACGGAATCTGCGCCAGCAGTTGACCCACTTGCTGTTGGCCTTGCTGCCCCTGCTGTCCGCCCTGCGATGGCTGCTGAGGCTGCTGCTGACCACCGCCTCCCCCACCGCCGCCTCCGGTGATGAGACCGGGAAGCTTATCCAGCCACGGGAACAGCGAGACCGGGAATCCCCCGCCGCCGCCGCCACCACCGGGAATGGTGAAGTTAGTGGTGTAATTGCCGAGGCTGGGATTGTTGAAACTCGGGTCAGAAAAGTAGGTGTGGTAATCGCCGCCGCCCCCACCGCCTTCGGTAGGAAACGAAGGATACGTGTAGTAGTCACCGCCTCCCCCGCCGCCAGTCGAAGGCGTAGTCGGAGGAGTGGAAGGATAGGTGTAATAGTCACCGCCGCCAGTGCCACCGCCACCGGACCCAGCGAGTCCGGCAAGTGCTCCGCCGAGACCAGCACCGAGTGCCACGCCGCCAAGCGGAAGCTTCCAAGTATCGCCCCACACGTCAGTAGACCAAGTCGGATTGCCGCTCTCGTCGACGGTCGGGTTCTGCGGAGTCTCGCTGACCTGCCCCTCGTTAGGCTGCTGAGGCTGCTCGGCAGGCGGCTGCGGTTCGGGCATCGGAGGTTCAGCAGGCGGCGGCTGAGGAGGAGGCTGCTGCGGTGGCCCTCCCCCAGGACCGGATGTCCCGAAGTTCGGAGGATTCATGCCGCCCTGGATCCACGCTGGGTTCAGCCACCAGCGGTTGGAGAGCGTGCCGCCGGGATCGGTGTTCCACGGGTCGCCGTAAGGATCGTAGAAGTTATCGCCGGGATTGTAACTGACTGCTGGCATGTGAGTCTCCTTACCCGAAGAATCCGCTGGTGCCGCCCGGTGGCGTGCCTACGGTGGTGGGCGCAGTGGTGCCCGGCGGAATGGTGGGCGGCGTCTGCGTGCCCTTCGGAATGACCCCCGCCTGCTGGAGTATCTGGAGCAACGCTGGAATCGACAACGCCCCACCCACGATGGCACTCGCCGTACTCGGCTGCGGCACCTTCACCTCTGACACCGCCTCGGCCCCGAACGGCTGCCGGATCTGGTTCCCATAATTCAGCAGGTTCTGATACGGCAACTGCTGATAGTACTCATACCGGTTGGCATTCTCGTTCCTCTGCGCTTCCTCCTGCGCACGGATCTGCGCGCCCACCGCGCCCGTGATCTGTCCCGGTGCCGTGAGGTTCGCCTGCAACTGCGGGATGTTCTGCATCGTCTGCATCGCCTGCTGCTGCCCTGACAGATAGCCCTGGTTCGCCAGGCCAGACGACACTTCCCCCGCCACGCGCTCGGCATCCCGCACCGCCTGCGCCTCCCCGATGCTTTCCCTTGACCCGCCATAGCCCCCGCTAGCAATCCCCTGGTGCCGGATGGCCGGCAGCGCCCGCGTCAGAAGCTGATCGCCGATGGGTGCCACGGCCGCCGAGATCGCGTTCTTCAGGTACGGATTCGTCGCCGGATCTCTCCCCGCCCCGAGGTTGAACTCCGCACTCTTCGTCCCGAGTTCGGCGAGGTACTGCGCCGGCGTGACCGCGGCACCGAGCTGCTTCTGCGCGGCAAGCTCGTCCTGGTTGAAGTCGGCCACGCGAGGCTCGGGCGACAACTGTGGCCCACCCTGGTTGTACAGCCGGGTCGACTCATCGACAAACTGTTTTACCGCCGGTTGCTGGAACGAAGGGTAGCTACTCGTTGATGTGGATACATTACCGCCGGCGCTCTTTCCCATGATTGCGGACCTCCATTATTAGGGTTGAATAGGCAACTTCGAAGCCGAGCGGGGCAAGCAGCCGCGCCAATCCTTTGCGTCCGGAAGCCTCGAGCCGCGATGCGCCCTGCTCCCGCGCGAAGATCTCGAGGGCCACTCGGGCGTGGCCGCTCCAGTCCTTAAAGTGGATGCCCTGGAGCAGGATGATTCTCAGCACCCGCAGACAGGGGTACTCGGTCACCTCGGTGAGGATCACGCCAAGTAACTCCGCACCTTCGCCAGCAAGGGCAACCCAAACCTGCTGCCGATCAGCAGCAACGAGCGCCTTGATGGAACTCTCGCTCAATTCCCCGTGGCAGAATTTGAGGGCCTCTTGAAAGTACGGCACCAAGCGAATCCAGACGGCAGGCTCGATTGCCATGTCAGCGGCGATGCGGGTAACTTGCAACTTACGCGGGGCAAGCTGCTTGGCAACCGGAGATGCTTCGATGATAGGCGTTTCTTCGATAGTCATGGTGTGGCCGCAGCTAGTTCCAGTGCTTCGACCTTCGCCTTCAACTGCTTGATTGCGAGAATGGCGTGCATAAGCACCTCGTGGATATTAACACCCAGTATTTCGACCTCTTCCAAATCCTCCTCGCGCAGTTTTCCAGGGTGCGAATCCACGGTTCCGGGGAGAATCGCTTGTAACTCCTGAGCGATGAAGCCGACAACGCGCGTGCCTTCGGGAGTTCCGGCCAAGCCGTTGTACTCGGCCTCGATTGGGCGCAACTGAGCAATGATATCCAGCCCGCCCTGAAGATCCTGTACGTTCCGCTTGATGCGCGCGTCAGAAGTGACGGTCCAAGTAGTCGTTGTCAACTTGGCCGCGCTGTCAGTGGACAGGTGCAGTTGGTACGAGGGGATCGTTCCGATCCCGACATTGCCGCCGCTGAAATCAAACCGGGAGCCGTCAAACCCGAGCGGCACGGCGGCCGAACCGGCGTCGTTGAAAGCGCCGATCGAAGCACGGGCATTCGTGCGGAGGCCGATGTTCTGATCGGTGGCTACGTGGACTTGAACAAGGTTGAGCGGACTCGCCACGCCGACCCCGAGCGATCCGACACTGGTCAGGTTGAAGCCCGCTCCGTTGATGTTCTGCAACCACGGCGTCTGGATAGAGGCTATGCTGGGCGCGCCGGTGATCTTGGCATACGCGAGCGAGGTGATCCAGGACGGGTCTGCGTAGCTGCTGAGGACCGACACCGCATTCGTAACTTGGGCCGCGGTGTAATCTCCACTCGCCGCGATGACCGCCCCGGTCCTGGTGAATACGCTCGTGACGGCAGACGCGGGCAGGGCGGTCCAGGCCCCATCGCCTCGCAGCCAGTTACTCGAGCTTGGCGTACCCGTGCCTAGCCTCGCCACAGCCATCACGCCGGTAGTAACATCCGCCGCCGCGTGGACGTGCGCCGCGGGCGTGAAAGAAGTCGGCACGCCGGTCAGCTTCGCGTAAGCGAGACTGGTGATCCAGGCCGGATTGGCATACGATCCGAGAATGGAGACGGCGTTGGTTACCTGCGCGGCGGTGTAATCTCCCGTGACCGCAATGACATCTCCAATGCGGGTGAAGACGCTGGTGACCGCGCCGCCCCCACCGCCGCCGCCTCCGCTCATCGCGTGCCACGCGCCGGCGTAATAGACGTAGTAACCCGCCCCCGACCCCGGATTCCAGTCGGTGCCGTCGGCGTAGACGAGCAGCCCTTCGCGGGGTTTCACCGGTGCCACATGCCAGACCTTGTGGAGCGAATCGCGGTGGCGGTAGATGTCGATCTGCTGGTCCTGAGCGACATCCCACAGCATCTTGAGCGCCTCGCGGGGTTCGTCGGGGAGTGATCTGTCGAGAGGCATGGTTATAGCTTCGCCGTCGGCTCGAGGTCTAAGTCAAAGCCGATGAGTTTCCAGTTGGCGCCCACCGTGAAGCAGTCGACGCGATAGGAAAGATACCGGAAGGTGCCGAAGAAGCCGAGCTTCACCGTGGTTCCCTGGATGAAATTCTTAGGGGCCTGCCAGGCGACCGGGGCTTTGCGGCCCATCGAGAAGCCAACGGCAATGGAGAAGGTGATGCCGTCGTCGCAAACGAACTTGGGCCAGATCTCGCGCATCACGGCCAGGTGCCCGTGGTCGATCACGATCTCGCCGCGCGACATTCCCTTCACCGCCACACCGGTGCGCTCGACGTAGTTCACGGTCGCGTCGTCCACATCCACCGTGTCGCCGTTGACCCGGAGTACCAGAGCCGTCGACATCAGGGCGAGTCCCTCGACCGAGCGCTCATAGGTGTTCGATTCCCAGGTGGTGGGGTCTTGCGCGGCCCAGGTGCCGACGGTCGAAGCCCAGGAGTTGGCGCCGGCGGTGGGCGTGGTGGGACCGGCCGAGATGGCGTGGTGATTGTCTTCGATGTCGCGGATGGTCCAGGTGTCGAACTGCCAGTTCCACACCAGCGCCCGGTTGTTGACCACCGTGCCGCCGTGGCTGAAGCAGATCCAGATCTCCTTGGCCGTCATCTTGCGGACGCATCGCACCTTGTCGAAACTCGCCGGGGTCAGTTGCGAGAAGAACCAGCGCTTGGTGCGGTCGTAGCCCACGCTGGTCACGCTCTGGAGATCATGAATGACGAAGTCGTCGGCGGTCACCTGGAAGACTTTGTTGAGGAAGGTGGTGGCGCAGCCTTGGGCGAGCGC